CGAGCAGGTTTTCTACTTGCATTTGTGCAAGAATAAGTTTAGTTTGTTCAGTCATCCCCATGCACTCATAAACTCATCAAGGTGAAAAGTGTCGTCCGTTGCTGTTTCTTCAATCAACTCATCATAACTCATTTCTTTCAACATTTCAAGGTATTCTTCAGGAGTTGCATCCTCATCTGGATCGAAATCATCATGGCAGAGAAACACATACTCATTGTAGAGTGCGTCGATAAGTTGTTCTTTGGATACAGTCATCGTTGATACAAATAACCACCGAAAGGATCACAGTTGCTATAGCACAATTCCCGAGAATCATCATCCAGGAGATTGTACCTCACACCCTTAGCTGGTGACTTCCAGGATGCAGACTTAAATACCGAACCAGTCACTTTATCAATGAAACAATGCACCGAACGAGATGCACCAGTCTTGTGAATCAGTTTGTAATACTTACGGCCTTCATCAAGATAATACTCAGAGTCCACACCATTGTTGTAGATCTCAAAGATCTTTTCTTGGTGATAAGTTACATCATCAGTACCACGATCTATCGCGGATTGATGTAGATTAAGAGTCCAACTTTTCATGGACATGTAGAGTGCGTCACACAACATGACACTGTAGTGTTCAACTTTGGAGTTGTTCATGATAATTTCAGAGAGGAGAAGAACAAATTAGATCCCAATCAAACTCACCTCTACGATATAACATAGAGAAGGAACTTACACCATACTTAGGATCTTGATCTTTATACACTTCTTCAAGTCCAGGAAGAACAAACTCTTCAAACCAATACTTTGCACGATCATTCTCACCCTTCATAAGGTAACGAATTACCGACAACATTTTACCCATTGTATTATGACAATGATCTTCGTAAGTTTCAGGTTTCGCACCCATCTTGACCATGTAATCAGACATTGAAATCACTCCTTGATGGTATCAGTTTCGGGATCAAATGTTACCTCGGTGATAACATCAAAATCCTCAGTCATTTTAACATAATTCCATTCACCTTCGTCTTCACCTTCTTGGTAAATGTGAATGAAACCTGCGGAATCAGTTTTTACAAAACAACCATCGTAATCTTCCTCATCAAAAACATAACCAGATGCGATCAATGCGTCAACGAAAGTCATGGGGAAACCTCTCAACATGGCCAAGATACCAAGATCTAGGCACCTATGGGGAGAATGGTGGACAGCCAGTAGATTGGCCTACCCGATCACCCGATAGCAAACAACAGCGTTACCTTTGGATGGAGGAGCAATCTTCCTGAAAGCTCCATAGGAAAGATCAATGTCTGCGTGACTGTATGGCCCCCGATCATTAACACGAACGATAACCTGTTTCATGTTATCTTGGTTCGTCACCCTAAGTTTAGTTCCCATCGGCAGATACGGGTGTGCTGCTGTTGGTCGGTACGCATCAAAGTATTCTCCGTTTGCAGTTCTTTGTCCGTGGAATCCATCACCAACACCATAGAAAGTTGCAATTCCACACATCAAACTAGCTAGGATCATCGTCTCTCGGATTAACAGAACAAAGAGTGTAATTGATTAACAATGCAAGGGCAAGTGCCGCAAGATAACCTAATGCAATCGTCATGATTCAACTCTAAAGGCACGAGAAATCTTGTTCAGTTTCTTAAGAGTTTTTCGAGTCAGGATAATGTCAGCAACACAGTAACCAAACGAGAACCATGCAGCAATAATAGTAAGAGTAGTGAACATAATTATTCTCCAAAAGATTGAGCGTAAATAACATCTACAGTATCCTGGGCAAGAGCAAGTTCCTCAGGACATTCTGCTTCGTCAAGGTAAGCACAAAGGAGATCATAAATCAATCCCATTTGTACAGAATTGAACAGGTATTGGTGTTCAGGATAAAGAACGGAAACGGTCATTTGTTGAGGTCTTTGAGTGTTTGTTTGAGGTCAACGATTGTGGATCTGAGAACACCTATCGTCCAACCAATTACAAAGGTTGGTTTATCGTATGTTCCAGCCTTTTCAGTATAATTGACATTCTCACATTTCTTTAGAGTGTCCTCTAACGATGTGATTGCGAAACTAATACGATCTTGCGGTGATTCCATTTAATCTTCAAATACAGGCTGCACCATCATTCCAGTTAGTTGGGCTGCATAACCTTTAATGATTTTTCTCCAGACATTTTCCATTTGATTGAACTTAGCCTCATAGATTCTTTCATCTTTTTCGGTGAAGTCTCCATTGGCTTTTCGAGATTCCCTCTCTTTCTTTAGTTGATCCATGCAGATAAAAATACATTCACCTGCTACTGACATCTCATCAGCACTAAGAACGTTTTGTAGTCTACCCATAATAATTTGAAATGATTACCTATACATTTATCATTCGGAGATTACCCTCATTTCACGAAGTTCATCATCAATGATGTCAAAGATCTCGGTATAAATGTGATCATACTGATCCAAACTATCAATCACTTTGGTTGCAACTTCTTCAGTTACAGTTACACTTTCGTCAGGATAATCTAGAACATCATCTTTAGTATAAACCCATGCAGCTACAGAGGCATTCTCTCCTTGTTGTTGAATAAGTTGTTCAATCTGTTGACGAAGTTCGGCGAGTGTGCGAGTCATTGTTGATTAGTTACAAGGCCAATTTAACATCACTGGCGACCCCTGGCAGGATCTGTGGCCAGTCTCCGGACTGTCACCAGGACTTCGGTCGGGTAAAGTTGTAATGTGAAAACACACGACGATTTACTAACTTGAAAGAACCGTAATCGTTGGAGTGAACATAACCCTCATGACCAGAGTTGATGTAATCAACCCCCAGATCAATCTTCACATCAACTTGATCACCAGTGACAGTGATTCCTTCCATGATGAGAAGTTTAGCCTGAGTCAACAGGTTAAACAACAGGAGGAGATTGCCACTCAGAACATCAGAAACAGGACGATTCTCTCGAATACACTTATTGACTGCAATCTTCAGTGCATCTACTTCTTTTCCTTTAGGGTATCTAACAAGATTGCTAACCACACTTGCAAGGCCAAGAATGTAATCAACCCTACGACGACGGGAGGTAAATTGTGCGTCATGATTTACAAAATAAGTACGGAGAAAGTTGTGTTTCATGTAGTTTGGAACACCGAAAGATGCAGTCATTTCTTTGACCTTGCATCCCGAATCTCCGTGATACTGTGTATGACAAACAAAGATAACAGAAGCAGTAGAAAAAGCAGCACTGTCATCCAAGAAAGTGTAAGTAAGTGTATTAGGGGTGTATTGATTGTTGCCACCAAACCCAATAAAATCACCTTGGAAAACACCCTCAACTGGAGGCAATACTTCAAGGCAAGTATGAAGTATTCCCGCAACTTTGGGATTGTTACCGTGATTCTTCTCGATGTCAGAGTGAGTATAATTGATCTTAACTTTCTTCTTATTGAATACACTTTTGGTCGCAACAAACTTCTTACCAGTCTCAGGACATTGACCGAAGACAATAGCAGGCGCACCATCATACTTCACACTACAATCACCTTTGCAGTTACGCAGATAGTTGATAGTATTCTGCACAGCTTCCTTACCCAGGAGTGCAGAATCCTCTGGATGTTCCAGATGAGTGTTAATGGTTTGGTTCTTCATGTAGCCATGATGACACAAAAAAACCCCCTTGTAAAGGGGGCTTGTGACAGTTATTAACCTGTCACACCATTTTGCATTTCATGCACTCTTTGGTGTCTAAGATCCAAAAGTTCTTTATACCTTCTCTTTTGTTCTTTAGATAGTTTGAAATTGTTACTGTGCCACTCTTGACGTAACTCTTTCATTTCTCTCAACACTTCTGAAGAGTTCATGAGTTTTTCTCCACGTTAGTTTCGCCAAGGAAATCAAAAACTTGTTTTAATTTATCGACTTCATTCTTATCTTTCAAACCCATCATTTCATCCATAACTAATTTCATTGCTTCCATCTTTTGTTGATAGACTCTAGATTCTCTTTCAACTTCTTGTTCCCTAATTTTATCTTGCATGATAACCTAGATAACTTTTTGATTATTTAGATTGGTCGAATGTTTTGATAGGTTTAGTTCACTTGGCAAATTATGTTTTGAAAAGTCCCACCTATACTTTTCGGTGATAAACTTTGGCATAGTTTGATGGTAATTTTTGTATGCGGTTATCAATACTTCACCATAAAACCAATGTTGAGGAGCAACGTATTGGGGAGACATTGAAACATAAATCAGATCAAAATCGTAATCACTAAACTCTTGAATCTGGTCTCTTGTGGTCGATCTATAATCAAAGTCTAGATCTGGAAGGTGCCGACTAGGGGGATCATCTGGGGAATACAAATCAATGTTATACTCTTCTGATGATTGTGTCTTGATCCAAGTGTATGAATCAATCATTTTATTCATCTTGAGATACCACACCCAGGAGCCTTCGCCGATTACATTATACTTTTCACATCTCTTTATTTGATCCCAGGTATAAGCAATGTCGTGATGTTGGTCTACATTTACTATTTCTAGTTTTTCAGTCACACTATCCAACTCATAGAGAATTGAATCATGTTCTTGACCAAAAACTACATTTTTACAGTTAGGAATTGACTTAGTGAATAAATCAAAAAGAAACATAAAGTTTGATGGGTCTACATTGAAATCGGCAGGAATCAATGGAGATCCATTAAAAAGTTTGTCCCATCTTTCGTAGACATAAATGGAGAACTGATTGTTGTCAAGAAATCTAGCGTAATCGGTTGTAATGTAGTCTAGATCGAGGGACAATACTTTCATCATATCAAGTAGTAAACTCTGTTACAATACCAGACTCAAGATTATCCTCTGCAAGAGCATAGGTATAAGACTTCTCAATGTTTTCTCTCAGTTTGTTATAGTGAGATTGATTAAAGTTGCCATCATCTTCAGCAACAATCAGTTCAAAACATTCATCGTCATCAACAGCAATTACATTCCAAAGTCCACCGTATTCGCTGGAAGGAAAGGGAACATAATGATCAACGATGTAAAGAAATTTCTGAGTCATTTTCGTTTGTAAATTACCTCGTAAGTGTAAAGGTTTTGTTTGGTTTTGTCAAGTCAAAGACAATACTTTTTGAGGATGCGAAGAACCTCTTTAGGTTGATTCTGGACAGCGAAAGCTTCCTTCTCAACATCATCTCGGAATCCCAATGGGTTGAAGTATCCATTACGACTCTTACAAGCTTGTGCAACATGCAAAGCTTCATGTGCAATGGTCAACCTAACCTCTTCTTGCCAATCATCTCTACTTCCTTGCATAGTTTCAACACACAATAGAAATTGTGTGCGATTTGTAGGATTGCGAGGATCAACGGGAGTCATCACATAGCCATCCCATTTTCTACTTTTGCAGAGAGGATGATTGTCTACAATGACCTCAACATTGATCTGGTTGAGTATGTCAAGAATCTCTTGATGTGTGGGAGTAATGTAATCCATCACCAACCTTTATCTTGCATCCAACAACCAAGCTTCCAACCCAACCAACCGATACCACCACCAATAACCATGGCAATAATACCCACAGGAAGAGTGAATAATCCAAACAGAGCAACGAGACCGCCAGCCATAATACCAGCAGTTGCGACAAACTCGCTCACACTATCAAAACTAATTCCATCATCTCCACTGTCGGATGATTCTGAAGTGTAGGATTGTTCTGGTTCAGAGTATTCTTTTTTCTCAGATACTGGAACCGTATGGTTTATTCGGAAACCATCAACATGTGCATACATGGATGCAACTTGTTCTTGAGCTGCAAATGTATTAAGAGCATCAACTTCGGTTGTTCTGTATCCCTGACGGGGAGATGTCCAAGCTACTTTGTATTTCATAATACTTTGTGAAGGGAAATAAACAGGTAGGAATCGGGGTCTTGTTCATCTATAACAATCTCTTCGTAGATTGCCATAGCATCAGCATCTCGTCCTTCAGATGCAAGATCCGAACACCTAGATTCATGATAATTTTCTAGGTATTTGATGAGTTGTTTCTTAGATTTAATCATGGAAGAATGCCTCAAGAGGAGAGAGTTTCAATGGCATAGCTGTGTAGGGTGTAGTATCTTCTATTTTAACTACACTACCCACTGTGCTACTATTAACTGGGGCGTGGAATTGGTTGGTTTTGGTGTTGTAAAATCCCCAGATGGTTTTAACAGGTTTCCCGAGATTATAGTCGTACCGCTTATGATGATGCAACCAAATAGCAGTAGTGTTCCTCTTGAAATCTTTTTCTTGTTCATAATGAAAACCATCTGGAGCTTTGTGAAAAAGTTCAATCGTCACTTCTCAACTTTCCAGTGTTCGTTACCTTTCTTCGGAACCCAGAAACAGTATTGACGATTCAAAGAAACAAGAAAAAGATGATCCACACCATCAATCATTTTCTCTTGTTCTACAGTGCAAGTGTGAAACAGATCCATTACATTAGCAAAGCGATTCTTGGCTTTACTAGACAATGGAGTGACACAAACTCGTTTGGTTTTAGTAGCAGTCATGTTTAACCTCAACAAAGCTAAGATAATGCATCCAGGAGTGGATTCGGTGAAAGAGTGTGCGGTTTCTTGACCGTCCTAGTCTTCCCGTTCGGGATCTTTTTATTCTGTTTGGGGGGAGCCACCTTCTTTTCTTCCCGAGCGGGAACATCCGAAACACCAGAACCCTTGCCACCACAGGGATTCAGTATGAGCGAATTACTCTTTTTTCGTGATTTTCGTTTGGCGGGTGTCTTAGTACCCTTCTGACCTTTTCGTGTCGCCTTCCAGAGTTGTTCTAATTTAATCTCGGCAGTTTTACGATCTTTGCAATACTCATGTTGCTTACCGAAAGCAATAATGCAATACTCATTTGATCCTATCACTGGAACTGCAGCCATCGTGAAGTCTGGAGTAGCAAACCCACTAGGCCCGTTGTCGGGATCAAGAATAGTTTCGTTAGGAAAAATCATGCGACCAGATACTTCTTCTCGTATTCTAACAGATCTTCAGGAATGTCAAGGATGTTGGTATCAATAGGATAGGAGTTCTTCCACCTTACTTTACCCTCTTCTCTCTGATACAATTTGATACCGAGATGGTTGTACTTTAGGTTTGTGGGTACAAGAACCTTGTAATCATCTTTATCGGGTGCAGTGAGAAAAGAGAGGTTCTCATTCTCTTTTTTGGTCACACAGATTTGTTGTGTGCAGACCAAGAAGATACTCTTGAACGCCTCATAATCCTCCAGATACTTGTCTGCATTTTCTGCAATCATCCTACCCACAAATTGGGGAGAGTGATAGTGATCCCAAGTATTTAACCTGTATTTCTTTGTGAGTTGGTTCTCCAAAGCCTGTTCACTAATCAACCCTAACGGGTTAGGATTGCCTGCATCAAATACCCCGTAGTAAAAGTCACGGGAGATCTTTCGTTTGTCATCAAATGATCGGTTCCAGTTGTGAATGTTCCCCCTCATGTTGTTGAAGGTTCCTTCAGCGTAGACTTCCCACTTTTCCATAATGTTTGGGGCTCAACAAAGCCACTATGTCAGATTAACAAGAGTTTTAGTTTGATTGGTGTGCAGTTCATCAACTGGTTGTGATGTAAAGATCCTTTCCCTATCTTTGTCTACCAGTTTAATAAAGTCGTCTACATCGTACATTGATCCATTATACCTAACCTGAGAAAGTCTTTTTGATTGATCATTATCAAAGATCTTATTCAGGTAGGAACACACTCTAGCCATCGTTCGTTTGTTACCATCTTCTATATTTGTTGGTCTCTTGTGTAAGGTTATCTCCTGATCCATAAACACAACTTGACCATCATTCCAATCATGTGTGTAACTATACTCATCTTTATAAATCGACTCTTTGAGTGTATCCATGAGTCGATCACTTTCATCTCTCGACATACCAACGAACCCATCGAAACTATGACTGGGCATCTTTATTCCCGGCAGTCCAGATGCAGTTTCTCGATAAAGTTTTGTCTCCATACCATCAATGGGAACCATATTATAGTGTATCAATAACGTCTGAACATGATTCAACCCAGGTGCCATAACATGATCAACCCACTTATGTTTTACCACCAATTCTTTGATCATACTTTGCATATCAGAACTCAAAGATTCGTATGCGTCGTGAGTACATAGGAACTGAGTTTGACTATTCTCAGTGTCACTTACACTCCGAAGTCCTATGATTCGTTGACCATCATCAAAGGCACATTGATCACTATGCCAATCTAACTCTCCGTTTTGAAAGATACCGACTGGCCTATTCTTGTCGCCTTGTTTATAACTTACGATACTGGTTGATTCACGCATCTGACCCTCAGTATCATTGCCAATGTAACCAAGATTCAGATAAATGTCTCTCCAATGTCTACCCTTCAGTTTTTTAGTTACAACAGCATCATGAATGAGTGCTCTACTTGGATCACCCCAATCCATCATGGTTTCATGTATCTTTTCCGTTGAAAGATTTTGGTCAATAAAAACAATGCACTCGGAAGAACAAAGTCTCCCAAGTTCTAAAAGTTCTTCGTGACAATTCCAGTCTACATCATAGACTTCAATGCCAACGGATGCACTATAATTTTGTAATGATCTGGTCTTCATTTATATTTTGGAGGGCGAAGTCTTAGAGTATTTAAGTCAATAACCATGACGGGATCTTTTTTTAATAACTCTAACAAGGATTTCATTGCTTTCTCTGTCAATTCACTTTTAGGTCTTGGGTAATTTATTGGCCAACCACTAATGAGTGATTCTTCTATTGACTTTTGATCTTTAAGTGATGGATTATCCCATACATTTTTGCGATTGTGATTGTCAGTCACTTTCTAATCTCCGAGATTGCAGGTTGACCTTGATTGAAAACAGTGTCCACAACAGCTTGAACCTTGCGGGAAGTAGAGATACCCACAGAGTCATAAACAGGGATGCAGACTAATCCAAATGTCTTAGACTTGTCACCCAGACGGATAACACGTCCGATAGATTGACTGATACCGATGTAATCCATGTTGCGGAGGAAGATGACACTTTCCAGTCCGTTGACGTTGATACCTTCGGACAGGATGGAGTGGTGAAGAACCACAAACTTCTTGTTAGGATCCTTACCCCATGCATTTAGAGTGTCAAAGAATACCTCACGGTTGACCTTTTGACCATCAATGATTGCACCAGTCTTGGAGGTAATCGTCATCCAAGAGTAACCACGAGACGCGACATCTTTGCAGAAGTCGGAGTCACTCAACAGACCCATGATCTGTTTGGTAGAACGAGCACAGACAAGAACTTTATTGACTGATTGAGTACCATCAATGAAGCCTTCAGTGACAGTGACACTTTTAGGATTATCAATCGTCTCCATCAGGAAGTCACTATCACGCGACCAGATCTTGAACTTATCCTGAACCATTCCGAGTTGTTTGACAACAACTTTAGGAGGAAGAATGTAACCCTGTTCAACCAACTCAGGTGCAGGAATGTTGCAGATCACATTACCATAAACCTCAGGCATATTCATCCCTGGTTTGTTGATCGTGAGAGAATGTTTAGGAGTCGCGGTAAAGAAAAAACAACGATCAGATTCATGACTGAAATACTCAGTAGGACCGAAGAAGTTACGTTTAACACTGTTGTGAGCTTCGTCAAAGTAAATGTTGTTCACCTCAATGTCAGCTTGACGAATACGATCAAGAGAATTGTAGGTAGTGAAGATCAGAACGTTCTCACCTGCGGTGCGGGCAGTGTTAGCGAACAGTGCAATCTTCTCGGGATTGGTAGTAGAGAAGTGATGAGTCTCACCACTGTGGACATGCATCACATGAGTGTACTTAGTATCAACAAACTCCAGAAACTCTGCGGAGAGTTGTTCTGCAAGAAGGATACGGGGTGCTACAACAACGGTAGTCATTCCGTTGTCAATATATTTGCAGTTCTCAATAAGATCATAGATCATCGTAAGAGTCTTGCCGCCTCCAGTTGGGACGATAAGCTGACCTTTTCCATAGGCCAACATTGCATTACATGCACGGATTTGGTTAGGACGGAGTTGCATTAACCTCGTTTCGATACAGCTAAGATAACCCCTCACCCAGGGGGAGGGCAAGGGGCTGAGTGATTAAAGATCCTTATGGATCAACGGAGGGTGAGACAGTCACCATCAGGATCAAACTTGATACGGTTTCCGTTCACATCTACCAGACCAAGTTCAGTAGGACGACCCAAATCTTCAGGGTTCGGCTTAACATACTGCGGGAGGAATCCAGCAAGTTTGACAGGGAAAGAATCCTCGTCGATAACAGATTCCTGACCTTCTTCCACAGTGTTGAAAGCAAACTGAATCATGACTTCTTTCAGTTCGTTGAACTCTTCAATAAAGTCTTCACGGAACTTTTTGAGATCATCTTTACGGACTGGAGCATAACCAAAGATCCATACAGGAATGTTAAGTCGGGTGCCATGATAAAGAGCACGCATCCAGGTACTCTTGTTGTCACCATTACCAGCACAGTAGGTGATATAACCTTGTGCAATTAGTTCTTGATCGTCACGACCCTCAACACCCTGTTTAGCAAACTTATTCTGGTTAATGAAACCATTAAGAGTATTCTTGCCAGCTCCAGTGGAGTTATAGGTAAGGAAGTTGGGGAAAACCTGACAGTTGTTGTAGCAACTTACCTTGATTTTCTTACGGGCTTTGGAAGTCTTATCTGTAGCAATTAGGTCCACAAATGCATCAATAGCATCAGAGGTATTGGGAATAATTTTCCGTTCAACTGCATTACAGACTTCTTTGATGTAGTCTTGAGCAGTCTGACTCATCTGGGGATTGCTGTGATGGTTAGACTGGTTACGAGCAACAATCTCCCAATAAAGACTCTCGAACTCATATACATCAAAGATGTAGAGTTCTTGACCAAAACGATCAAGAGCTTCGTTGCGGTTGTATCCAGACAGACCTTTTTTCTTTGAAGAACTTAGGTCATTTGCATCAGCACCAACAATCGGGGGTTGTGCATCGAGACGATAACCAATAGCCTCAAAGTTGTTGAATAGATCATTCACATGATCAGCATCATTACTCTTGTCACGAGGTTGTTCTTCAACATCGTAACGAATGAATTGTCGGGGAATCAGATAACGACCGAGATGAGTAGCACCTTCGTATTCAATGGGTGGTGCAGCTTCAAGAGAGGCATCAATCGTTTCTTGAGTAAGTCCGAGAGGATTGGCACAAGCTTGTGCAATCTTATCCCAAACCATTTGCGTCTCAATGGACACATAGGATTGAACAGTCATGTTTGTTTTAATTAAATTAAAGTTGAACAATTTGCAATCTGTTGAAGAACTAAGTTCTTTCGGTTGATTACTTGGCTAGAATACCATCAAACAAAGAACTCTGTCAAGGGCCCTGTTTGTGGTGTGATGATTTCGTAACAATACTCAATGTTACAAGAATCAAGAACTTTCATCATAAGTTTGAGAGTTCTTTGGTGTGGTCGTTGTTTCCAACCATACCAAGCCGTTTTCTTTCCTGTATCATGGGGAGGAACTTGTCCTACAGAGTAATACTGATCTGCTGTTGTGTCGTAGATAACTCCTCTGTCATCATACAACCACCAGTGTGTATCACCTCTGTAATCTACCCCACTCATAGGAACTAACTCATGAGGATCCAAGAGATAGAAAAGGGCTTGAGTAGAATGATAACAATGTCCGTACATTGGATTTGTTTCATTCTCTTTGCGGTACTTTTTAGTAAGCAAATCAGGCGTAAGTTGTGTGCGAATAATCTTCATCATAGATTCTGCACCTTCTTCCGAATAAGAAAAAGGGACGAAACTTAGAGATCTAGTCTCAAAGATTTCATCCCCATTGTATCGGTGTCTCTCAACAACCTTCATTCTCTTACATAAACCCTACTCTGAGTATTATATCAGAAACTCTTCAACATAGCAAGAGTTTCAGCATCAAACTCCTCTCGAATACCAGTAGAAGGAAGCCAATCTTCTGGATTAGTTTCCATCATCGACTCGTAAAGCTCATCGAAGTCGTTGTACTCAGTGTCGAAATCGTTGTTCATGTGTCGTGTCATTTGAACAAGGCCAAGATAACGTGGTTAGTGGGTTGAAGTCAAGGGCTTGACTGATCAGAGATTTTAATCAGTCAGTTTGAATTGATTCATACCAGTTCCAGACTTCCATCCTTCTTGGAAGTTTTCAGAACCCCCAAGAGTAAATGTTGATTCATCTACAGTTGTCCAGTTTTTAGTTGAGATTTCATACATTTTTTGATGAATGTTTTCATCTTCAACTACTACACCAGAAGAACGAAGTTCTTCAGTTCGTTGAAACTCTTCTTCTTTAATTTTAGACTCTTGTTGAACAATATCCCATCCTTTTTCGGACAAGGTTGGTTCACCAAACCATTCATCGGAAGAAGTAACTACGGGAGCAGGAACTCCCGTATATGGACTAAAACCGTGACTAAACTCTCCCGATTTACATTCAAAAACTGGAGCTTCCAGTTCTGAAGGATCTATTTTATCAGTAGATACAGTTGAAGTAATAACATCTTTGATGTTTTTGATAAGTTGTTTAATCATTTACTTTCAACATAAACGTAGTCGGGGTGTTTGGCTTTGAAAGCCTCCACTTGTTCTTCAGTCTTTAGAAAGATAGAAAGAGTAGTGTTTGGATGTTCTTTGAAGTAATACTTCACTTGAATGAGGTCTTTCATATCACGCAGGGATTTGCTCTTCATTACCTTTAGGAGTATAACACTTCCACTCGCCATCGGCAAAGAGGTATGCATAATCCGCCCAAGAATCATTCACACCACTGATGAAAGCTTGGAAGGAATTGTCAAGATTAGGTTCAACATCAACATCACCACGGCCTTCGTAGTAAAGAGTACCGAACTTCTGTTCATTTCCATACCAATCTTTATCAGTCCACAGAGAACTAATGTCACCACCATCAATCAACTCTGCAGCTTTCTGACGAGTGTTGAAATGTTCTTTGAGTTTCTTACCATTCCACTCAGGATAGCCGTCCCAGTGACAGTACACCGAAAGGACAGAGCCATTCTTGAGTTGAATGCCAATGCGAGAACGAGTCGCCATGTGTCTTGATTGATTACATGGCTAATGTATCACCGCCTGGCGACCTCTGGCACGTCCTGTGGCCTGTTTGAAGAGTGTCACACGAGGGAACGTGTCTCCATGCCAGTTACATTCACTCCATTACGAATCATTTTCATCATAGCTTCTTGAGCGCAATTAAAGTTGAAATAACAGGCCCATTTCTCTTCATTGTCAAGCATATATCCAACTGTATAGAACTCAGTTACTTGCGGTCTCTTTCTCTTCATTCTTCATAATAATAAGTTTTCCAGCAATCAAACCGTAGAAGAGTTCATCTAGTCGATCTTCTTCTTGTTTGCAAGAGATTGATTTCTCTTTCGAGAGTTTAATCAATGCGTTTAGTTCTTCTTCGTTAAGATTCCAGTCAACTACGTTGTGCTCAGTAACTTGCATTTGTCTCTATCTGTTCTTAAGTATTTTAACAGATTTATGAGATCTTTCGCATTGTTTCTTAACATTCTGTAACAAACTTCTCTTCAATAGCGAGAAGAGTTTCGTAAGGAATCCATGCGGGTGTTTCATTCTTAAACTGAACCTGAACTTCTCTTACTTTTTCCTGGCGAAACTTAGAGTAAGTTACTCTAGTATTCTTCACATAAGAAATTGGATTGTTCATTTTTTACCTCTGATAATTTCTTTAATAAACTTTTTGTGACTCATTGGAGAACTAAAAGGACTGTTTCTTTCTTTCAGTTGATTCATCACATCTTTAGATATGACAAATTCATGAAAATTTACATATTCTTCTTTAATTTTTTCCACATCAAACCAACCAAGACCATATAGAATAGGTATATAATTAACCGATTCAAACAATCCCCATCGACATAAAACGTCTGCAGCTAATGGTAACCTATTTTTCCATTTTTTCAAATACTTTTCAAGATTAGGTGTAAGTTTAAGATTATACTTAACTTCTTTCCAGAATGGAGTATCCTCTCTCTTGATAAGATAATGTGCCTGAACATAATCTACAATGTTGTCAAAGATTTCATTTACATGTTCATTACATGTTTCATGATCATATGATGGGAGATAATGTATGAAACAGAACATCTGCTGGATTATACTGCCAATGGATGTGGCTTCCAATGGTTCAACAAAACTCTGAGACAGTCCAACTGCATAACAATTCTTATGCCATGATTTTTCCAATCTACCAGGATCAAACTTAAATTCTTTTGTAATATCTAATGATTGACCATATGCCTTTTCCATTTCTCTATGAGCCTCATCTTTTCCGATAAAACTATCACAGTACACATATCCGTTTCCTGTTCTAGTTTGTGTTGGAATTGTCCATGACCAACCTGCATTTCTGGCAGTAGATTTCGTATACTTATTATATTCATCCATTTCTTTAGTTGCAAAAGCTATGGCAGAATTGACAGGCAAATATTCAGAGTAAGACTTCCAACCTATTCCATAAACCTTGTTCAATAAAAGTCTAGAAAATCCTGTGCAATCTAGGAAGAAATCTGCACAATGTTCTGCATCTTTTGTAACAACGGAGTGGATATTATGAGAATCTTCTCTTATAGCAACTTCAATTACATCTCCTTTTATTATAAGGATATTTCTTTTTTCACATTCTTTGTGTAAAAATTCATTCAGAGAGAAAGTATCGAAGTGGAACTGTTCGTAGGGAAGATAATTATAATCACTGAAATTTTTCGTATCTACTTCATTTGTATAGGATTTTGGATCACAAATTTCTTTTGGAGAACATCCACTAGAAATAAGATGAGCATACATCCCATAATAGTCTCCATATTTTTTATTCATAGGAGAAGATATAGAATGGACAAAATCTTTTTCTGACCAATTTTCGAAATATACTCCAGATTTAAAAGTTGAATTGCAGTGCAATATTGTATCCAACTTTGTTATTCCAATGAAATCACAAAATCTTGACCAATGTTCTGTGGAACTTTCCCCAACTCCAACTATTCCAACATTTTCAGATTCCAGTAGGTTTATTTCTATTTGAGGAAACTTTGTCTTTAACATTAGAGCGGATATGCACCCAGCAGTTCCACCACCAACTACAATAATTTTATTAATCATTTATGTTTATTTACTCAGATTTTCTCCATTGTTTACGCATAATTTGATATTCTGGGTCATAAGCAGCACGATCTCTTACTTTTTTGAAGATTTGGGCTGATCTTGCTTTGACATTCGTGAGACAATCTTCCTCGCAGGGAGATACACTCCCATTTTCTGCATATTTCCGTCCCGAAGAGTGATTGGCATACCGTCTGGCACGAGTGAATCCCATCTCAAGGAACTTTCTCGACATGTCCATTCCAATGAAATCTTTCCGTCGTTTATACTCACAGAACATTTCGTATATTTTATTAGAACTTTTAGTAGCAGTTTCCTCATCTACGAATCTCCAATGAGCGCAAATATCGTTAGTGTAAGGCCGTACCAGTAGAACTCCTTGTTCTCCCCTTCCAATACGATAAAGTTTGCGAGTTTCTGCATCTGTAAAGTCAAGTGATTGATAATCGAGGTCATAATCAAACTCTTTCATAGCTTTTCACTTCAAGTACAACCAAACAATCCACCGCCAATGGCAGCACCTACAGGGATCGCCCAGTAACGTCCATCCTGTCTAGATAGTGCAGCACCCACACCACCTCCTACAAGTGCGCCTAGAGCGGTGTGAGTGGGGTCACATTGGGGTCTA